GATGGACCATCGCCACCAACCGCTGGTCCGGACGCCAGCTTCAGATGTGCATCTGGTACTTGCCAATGCCCAGATCCCTATTTTCCCAATGTACGAAGGTGCGGATGGTCACCAAAAATCGATTCGTACAGCAAACCATCTATGCGGGCGATGATTTCACCCATTAACTTAGTGATCGCCGCTATCTCCTGCTCTGAGCCCGCTTCTCTCGCAAGAAGCAGTGCGGAATTCAGCTCTACAATCGCTTTCTCGGCATGTTCCTGGAATCGTTCGGCAGATTTGATATCCATCAGAGACGCCCCATACATTGTGCTACACACAATCGAAATTCCGACGATTGCAAGTCACCGCTCGGCGACGTCAGAAGATGTAAACACTTATCAACGCATCTACTATAAGCAGCGTGGCTTGCCATGCTGTAATGCTGTTGGCTTGATCCGGTATTCCCGTAATATCGTTCTGCTGGCGTGATTGAGGGTGCCAGCTGTGGAGCATCAGCGCTACCTCTTTGAGAGAGCTCGTCGACGTTCTTATTATCCGATAATTGCATCGGCCGATCTGCGCTGGAATAGCCGGCTTGCATTGCAAGTTGCTTTTGGTTCTCTCCAAGCTGCGCCTGTCCCGGTTGCGCTGGCTGCGCCTGCGTAACGCCACCGCCTCCCGCATTGCCATTGCCGGCAAACGGATCGTAATCGACCGGGACCAGCGAATAGTCGTCAAAATCCGGCTGGTAATCGACCGGCACCAGGGAATAATCAGCCATGGTGCACGACCAGCAGATGTTTGCCGGGACGCGCCGGGTCGGGAACGTAATGATGGCCGTCTTTGGCCTGTCGCGCGCCGGCCACCTGGGGACGCTGAGTATTCTGCGCGCCGCTCGCCAACTTCAGATGCGCGTCCAGCACCGCCATCCGCGCTTCCAGTTCGGCCTTCACCTTGGCGAGTTCGACCTCGGTCTGCGCCTTCATCCGCTGGTGGGTGGCGTCATTCTCCGCCTTCTGCTGCGCGAGCTGCGCGGCATGGACGGCAGCGGCCTGGTCGGCCTGGATGCGGGCCTGCAGCTGCAGCAGTTTCGGGTCCGGCGGCGGGGTCGACGGCTCCGGCGGCGGATGCAGCAATTGTCCGGTGCGCGGATCGACAGCGGTTGGATCGCAGAAGAACTGATCCGGGTTGCGATAGCCCATGATCCGCGACAGTTCGGCGGCGGTGTTGTAGAGCTCGCGGTCGCCGACCAGATTGGCCTTGCCGCCCGCGATCAGCTTCTCCTGCACACCGGCCAGCGCCATCAGCTGGGCGAATTGCTGGGCCTTGCCGCCGGAGCCGAGCCCGACATGAATGGTCATGTCGTCGCGGGTCTTCCAGCCTCTCGGATCGACGTCGACCCAGGCATTGCGCAGCCGCACGGTCTGGCGCTGCTGGCCGTGCTTGCGGATGGTGGCGTGCAGCAGCGAGAACAGGTCACGCACGCCTTCGGCCATCAGCCGCGCGACCAGCTTGATGCGCATCTGCGAAGCGTTGAACACCTGCGCGACGGCGGTTGCCGACTGGTTCTGCAGCGCATCGGCGTCGATGCCCTGCGTCTGCCTGGAAAGCCCGGTGCGGCTTTCCAGCTCGGCGTCGAGATATTGCATCATCGGGAATACCGATCCGGTGATGTCGGGCACGACCTGCCAGTTCAGCCCGCCCGGCTGCCTGGTGCGCACCACGCCGCCCGGGCGCGACACCAGGAGATCATCGAGCGTGTTCGGCCCCGCCATGCCCTCGGCGACCTCGACGCGCGGATTGTTGTGCAGATAGAGATTGTCGAGTGCGCCGCGCTTCAGCGCCGTCTTCTCGCGCTGCAGCGGCATCACCAGGTCGGCGATCGAACGGCCGAAAAAGCGATGGGTGATCGGCACCGCCGTGGTCGCCGCGAACGGCATGGCATCGAACGGAGTAATGCAGGGCACACCATCCTTGCGCAGGATCTCGCCCTGGTCGCCGCCGGTGATGACCTGATAGAGGCTAGCCCGGCCCTCCCCCTCATAGTCCATCCGCACATAATGTTCGGTGATGCGCACCAGCCGCGCGGCGGCGTTGAGGCCGGAGCCGGCGCTGAAATGCTCGTCCACGCTGTCGCGCGACAGCGTCTCGATCTCGGTACTCCCAGTGTAATCGCCAAGCGAACGGATCTGCTCGGCATCGAAGCCTTCGTCGATCAGCTGGCTTTCGGTTTTGGTCACCACTTCGTGGAAGCAGTAGTTGCAATCGCGAAGGGAGCGCGCGCCGCGCTCGATGCCAAATTCCTCCGGCGGCACGCCCATCACGCGCGCCTGCGCGAATTTGCGCGTGGTGACGATGGTGACGTCGTGGGTGATCGCAGCACGCCCAGATGCGGCGCGCGCGGTCGTCGTCGGCAGCGACGGCGCGAGCGCGGGAGTTTTCTCGACCGCTGCATGGTTGGTCGGCGCGGCTTCTTCCATTGTCGGAAGCGAAGGCGACGAGACGGACAAGGTTGACAGGGCCGGCTGCTGCGGCTGGCTCGGCACGGGCGGGACAGGCTTCATTGGGATCAGGTCTCCGTTGGGTCAGGGCAATAAAAAAGGCCCGCTAGGGGCCGTGGGCGAACAAACAGGAATGAGAAGAGTGCGATCAGCGCCAGTCAGAGCCAGGGCCGAACAGCAGGCCGTAAAGCCCGCCGGGCCCGCTCTGCGCTTCCGGCGCTGTCTGTGCGGGCGCAGGCGCGACATATTGTGGCCCGTCCGCGCTCACCGAAGAAGCCCAGCCGGTCATCGGCTCGCCCAGTGGATTGAGATAGCGCTTGCTCAGATAGCGCACCGGCGGCTCGGTGGGCGGCGGGCTGACCGTGCCCTGGCCGGTTTGCGGAGATTGCGGCGGCGGTGGAAGTTCATCTTGAGGTCCGCCTGCTGGGCTCATCAAGAGATGCAAGAACTGTTGAGGCGTGTAAGTGCTTGTCACAGCCGGCGAGATTTCAGGAGAAATCTGACCTCCAGCCTCGATCGCCGTCACCCTTGACTTCCACGGCTCGTATTCCCCGCGAGGGAGAGTGCCATCCACGGAGATAGACGGCACGAAGGTCGAAATATTTCCCCTGATGCCATTTCCGATTGTATCCTGGGATGTCATGCCTTTTCGCAGAAATACGGCATGGATACCCGCACTAGGAAATCCATATTGACGAGTGATTGTGAAGTGCGGTGCGTCGGGGGAACCAGGATTCCAATAATAGGTGGCACCGATTTTGCCCGGAATTTTCCAAGGCCAAGGTACGAAGACAGTCGCGCCATTCGGTCGAGGTTTGGTGTCGTCGCTCATCAAAAACTCCTTGATTTAGACGTGTGTGGAACGTGATCTGGCCTTCACAACTCGGCCAAACGTTGTGATAGTGACGCATCGTTTTGAACCACACCGAAATGACCTATCTTTTTGGCGCCATCTTCGCGATCTGGCTTATCGGCATGGGCTGGTTCGGCGTGCTCATAATCCGGGAAGACATCGGCCTGTCGCAAAATTACGTCGAAGGATCGAACTGGTGGAAAGCCAGTCACTGCTACGGCCTGTTCTCATGGCGAAACTGGATTGGCTATTTCACTCGCCTCCATCCCACGCATTTGACGGAAGCCGGAAAGCAACATCGGGCAAGGGGCGCCCGACTGGAGCTCTTCGGCACGATCTGGGCGATCACCGGCTTCGTGGTGATCGCTTATCTGTCCAGTTACGTCTGGAAATGACACGCGCCAGCCGCCGCAAGAAGAACGAACTGCACCGTTCAGCTCGTCGCCTGCGGCTCATCCGCCTCTTCCGCATCGTCGACGCCATGCGCGGTGTGGGCGACGATCTTCATCGCCCCGCCTGATTCCGCCACCGCCTGGGTCAGGATCGTGAACTGGTCGTCGGTCAGGTCGTAATAGGTTTCCCGGCTTTCCTCCTCACGCTCCTCCCACCACACTTTCACGATGCCGGTCTTCGACAGCAGCGCATCCTTGATGAAGGAATAGAGGACCATGAATCCGGGATTCTGCTGCATGAAGACGTGATTGACGTAATCGGTTTCCTGCGCGGCCGCCGCCTCATCCTCCGGGCCGACGGGCTCGAACCGCACCACCTCATCGGAGCCTGCGAAAATGTCCATCAGATGCGGCATCAACCCTTCGATGGTGTCGGAGACATCGGTGGAGACGGCACGTGAGCGGCCATCCTGTGCCGGCATGTCGCGCGACATGTCGCCGAGGTAATAGTCCATCGCGTCGGCCCGCTCCTCGGCGAGCCGCGCGGCGGAGACCGCCGCCAGCGCGTCGGCCTTCTCGGCGGCGAGCATCGATTTCAGATCAGTCGGGGACAGGCGGGACATTGGATATCCTTTGGTTGGCTTTTGCGGAAAATGATTAAGCACGACGACGCCGTTGGAAACGGCGAAGCGCCGAAGGAGATCGGACCATCGGGAACACGGCGATCTCCGGAGTTAAGTGGGGATGTGAGGAGAACGCCTATGGATAGTTTCAGCAGATTACGCGCGGGCACGGGCATGGTTGATCGCAATGCTGCTTCCGGTTTGAGGTTCCGGTCATGCCCGGACTCGTTCCGGACATCCAAATCTTCGGCGTTGACTCCGCGCCGTAAACGAAATCAGCGGGCGCCCAAGGTCTGGCGGATGTATTGATCGAGCCAATCCTCAAGCGGCGAACGTGCCGGTTGATCGGGAGCTTGCGGATCGGATCCCGCCAACACCGTCACCCAGCGACCGATATCGCCGGGAACGTTAGGTGAAGTCTGCCACGGCGGCAGCATCGCCGGCTGCATGGGCGGCGCAGCGCTGCGCGCCACCGTCGCGGTGGCGCTTGCGGCGTTCGGGTCGTCATAAGCCAGTTGCGGATATTGGCTGGCGGCCCAGGCGCGCGCCGCTTGTTTCAACGTGAGCGGCCCCTCCGACGGAATCGGCGCGACCGGCGGCGACCAGACATCACTGCGGCGGCAGAGAAGGCCGTCCGCGATCTCGCCGCCCTCACGGGGAAGATAGCAGTAGTGATGCCGGGGTGAGCGTTCTAGACCTCACCGCCACCCCCGCTCCGGATAGACCAGCGCCCGGTTGAAGCCGGCGGAGCGTTCGGGCGCCTCGTAGCAGATCGCCATTAATCCAAGGGCGTCGGCCGCATGAGAGGACCAGTCATGCTCCGGCCCCAAGCCAATGCCACGCGCCTCGTCCTTTCGCTCATGGTAGAAACCGAGCGCGTCGAGCCCCCCTTCCGTGGTGGCCTCGTTGAACCAGAGCTGCGGTGAGAGCCGGCGCAGCGCCTCGATCCGCATCATCGCCGCGCCCCTTCCCTGGTTCTTCACCGGCGGGGCGACGTTGAAGCCGGCATCGCGCAAATGATCGGCATAGCGCTTGCCGTGGATGGCATCGGTATTCACGCCATCATGCGGCAACGTGATGATGGCTTCGCCATAGCCGCGCGCGCGCAGCCAATGGGTGTGGAACGCCAGCACCTGGCCCGAGGCCTCGTGATAATCCA